GTAAATCGTTGCCTTGGTCCACTACATCTGACACGCTGTAGGTTGTTGTCTCTTCTGTGCCTTGTCCTGGCTCATTAGCAAGTTCGTCTAATTCTACTTTGCCTTTTACACCAGCAAGTGCCATCAAGTCAGCAAGTTCTGCTAGACCTTCTTCAACTTCGCCTTTCTTCTTAGCAATTTCACGCTTAATTACCATGTCTCTGTGAGCCATATAATCATCACTGTCGATGTCGCCATCTCCATCGTGATCATATTTTTTCTTGCCTTCCATTTCAACTGACTCGTCTTTCTTAAATGGTGATGTAACAACGTCTTTAACTTTGTCTACGACACCTTTAACATACTTGCCACCTTTTACCATAGCATCACTTACTTTAGCGGCTGGGGTATCGTCCCATATCTCTTTATCAGACTTGTAACCACCTTCGTCTACTTGTTCTTCTTCAGTAACGTCTTCATTACTTTTCTTTTTCTTGTGCATGTGGCTTTCGACTACAGGATCGATCATGTTACGAACAGGAATGTTTCTAACAATAAACTTAGAACCATCTTCTCTTACAAATTTAGCATCGTAGTGTGATACTTCACCTGACTCGCTTAGTGTATGCTCACCGTGTAATACTGTACCTTCACCAAACTTAGCATGCTTAAATGACTTTGTGCATGGATGATAGATACCATCGCCTTCATCAATCTGTTCTGCTGATTCAGTAATAACTTCTGCTTCTTGTTCTACAGACTCATCAACCTTATACTCTTTCATAGCGTCTACACTATTAGCGTATGTGTTTTCTAAACCTGCTAGTCTCTTAATATCCTCTAACCAAGTAAGGTCTTCTTTTCTCTCCTCGGCTTGGACGTTTTCTTGCTTATCGCTCACGTTTTTCTCCTCGCTTTCGTTTAAGCCTTCTTTGGCCATTTTTGTTGCTGTTGCGTACATTACGGATTCTGCATCTTTACCGTAACGCTTTTTAAAATCTTTCTTGTTTTTCTTCATACCTTTAACGTAGTCTTCTCTGTCAGACATTTCGTCTTTAGTAAGTTTTCTTTCTTCAACTTCATCTTCAGACATCTTTTTCTTGCCGTGTGGGCTACCGCAACTTTCATCTACGGACTCATCTAAGTCTACTGACTCGTCAAGTTTTCTCATGCTCTCTAACTTCCAGCCCATGTTCTCACGCTTGCATCTTGCTTTAAGATCATCTTCGGACTCGTCTTCGTCTTTGACCATGCGAACACCTTTGGTCTCGCCGTCTTTTGTAAGTTTGCAATGGTAATGTTTCTTTTCTGACTTATCAACTTTACCTTTTTTATCTGCACGAACGCCATCTGCTTCGTCTAATTTTTCTAAGATGTCTTTAATATCCATTGTCTTACCCTTATCTTGCTGAGCTCTTAGGCTCTGGTTTTTTGTTTTGTGTAGATCCTACAGGACTTTGGTCACCCATTGGAAGGTCATTTGTAGTTTTACCTTTTTCTGTGTTAGGATCTGCATACTCTTGCTTAATAGACTGTAGGTCTTTTAGCATACTGTTCTTGTGTTTTTCTGTACCATGTTCGCTGTTGTCAGACTTTTCTAAGTCTTTCTCAAGTAGAGCATCGTCTGTTTTAGCACCCTGATCAGCAACATAGGACTCATCCTGTCCTTTAGTATATACTAAAATATCTGCTTCATTAATACCAGCACGTTGCTTCATCATCTCTTTGATTTGTGGTGGAGTTACAGGCATCTTAACACTGGCTTCAATAACATGAACTTCGATAGGTCCTCTGTTAGGAAACTCTCCAGGATGCTCTTTAATTGGTAATCTTTTAGGTTTGCTCATTGATGCCATGTCGTATGCTTTTAAAACATTCTCCATAGCATTTAAAGTGTCTTTGTCAGGCTCGCAACACATTTTGATTTTAAAATCGTATGTTTTATCAGCGGCCTCTGTTAAGTATTCTACAAATGTTTTCATGGTAATAGGTCCTAATATACTATATTTAGCAATTAATAATAAGTTTTATTGCTTGTTCTTGAGGATTTCTTGTAGCAATGCGTTCCTATCTAGCACCACTCCTTTGCCCTCGATCTCTGCTTCGTCATTGGTTCCATCCTTCTGACTCTGCTTATCTAAACGTAATTTTTTAATCTGTAAGTCAACGGTTCTTAGTTTACGATCTAACTTAGCCTGTTTAGCAGTGATAGCATGTCCTAGTAACTGACTCGCTGTTTGGAATATGTTACCACTAAAACGACTGTCAACATTCATACCAAGATCCATAAGATCCTGAAACTTCTCTGTTGCCAAGTCTGCTAGTTCGTCAAGTTCTCTATCACTTGTGTCGTCTAAGTCCCTAACTCTGGGAAGAGCGCCGTCGATTTTATCAATGGCTGTGTCAACTTCTTGAATAAACTCTTTTTTAACAGGGATAGACTCTTTTGCTTGTTCCTCAGTCTCGTCCTCGTTTACTATATTAAATATTTCTTCTAGTTTCTTTGTCATATTTTAAGAACTTTATCTTACTTGTAGTATTTGCATAGTGATCTATGTAAGTTTCACTATCAGATTGATCATCACTTGGGCACATACCACAAATCTTATGGGGTTTTCCTATATTTGATATAAAATTATTTAATTGATCCGCAGTGCAGTCATGAACATTTACCCCATTAAATATATACCCGTCCCAATCTTTGTCATCAGCCTGATTGTGATTAGCTAGGGCATGTTGAAGATTCCAGTTCATTGTACATTTAAACAATATCCCGTCATTAAATGATACTTGTGTGGGTTGCATACATCTTTTATAAGCCTTAGCAGGGTCGTTTTTCCAGGGTTTTAAGTTGCCAAATGTACCTTTTACCATTAGCTGATATGAGTCATAGTTTGCTATTTCAAACCTATTGCCTTTATCATCTTTATAAACTACTACTCTATCTTGGAACCGTTGGTACTCATTGGGAAACGGATGAGATTGTACTTCCCAGTCAAAGTTATTCCTAATAAGTTGTACACTATCTTCAAACCACTCAGCCCCTGGCATATGATTAGAAAACTTTAACCAAATGTTCCCATACTTTCTCATGGAGTCAATTATCCATTTGTTTCGCATGACTAAATGACCGTTAGTTAATATCATAAGTTTTATGTCTGGAAATTCAGTTCTTAATCCGTCTATCCAATTTGGGAAATCTTTATTTAAAAAAGGTTCTCCGCCCATTAATAGTAGTTTTTCAACGTTAACCTTGTGTTGTAGCAGTCTATTTAAATGTAATCGTGCATCTTTCCAACGCACATTTCCTCTAGAGTGGTTTTGATAATCTGAAAAGTTAGTACATGATGTACACTTTAAGGTGCATCCATAGGTAACCATCATTTCAAGTTGTTCTATAAATAACGGTTTCTTTTGATCCCAATAGTTGTTAACAAGTTGTGTTATTTCATGGTGTATATCCTCATAAACTTCTACACCTTGTAAAACTTCCTGATAGCTAGGCCAAGAATCACCGCGCCATGCATTGTAGGTGCGTTCTTCAACTAAAGATATATCATTTTTACCTAGAAACATATAGCACCTATTTATTCTTGGGGTTGTGGAACAATTCGTTTTCGCCTAGTATACGTAATGCGATACCGTATTGCTTACACCAATTTTCAGCGGCTTGCCACTTTGCTTGGTTTATTACCCATGCCACTTTATTACGCTGACTGCGTGTTTTTTCTAGTAATGTTTGATTACGAGGTTTTATTTCTATAAGCTCTTTGTGGTTGCGTCTATTTTTGTCTACATACTCTATTAAGAAGTCAGGAATGTAAACTGATTGTTTATTCTTAACAGGATTAAAATAAGGAATTTTTACAGGCTCACTTGCCCAACTTAATACACTAGGATTAGTGTCACAGAACATCATAAAACGTTGTTCCCATCCACTTCTATATGTAGGCAACTGTCTACCTAAATATTTTTCTGGATTGCTAGGTTGGAATTTACCTTGAGCATATTTGCTCATGTTAAAATTGTTCTAAGTACGTAGTTATTTTGAATATTTTTGTTGCTGACACCTAGATAACTAGTACCTATCCTTGTGTTATTAAGAAAAAACGCTAAAAAAGGATCTATTTCTTGGTCGGGAGATATTCTTACGAATTCTATTATCTCATTCATTGTTAAATCTTGTTGATTAGCACCTTGTATAAGTGCGCCAGCAAGAAAGTATGCTGACTTTGTATTTTTTGTTCTTTTTTGTAGTAAGCCAACTAGCACTTCGTATTGATTATCTGATATAAACCCTTGTGAAACGAAATAGTTTTTGAAATAGGATACACTTGACTCTGTCATTGTATCTGGTACATTACTAGGTCCCATTGATTATCCTGTCCTTCCTGAAGTAGGTATGCTGTTAATTGACTGTCCCAAATTCACCTGGGAAACTAAAGTTTCTTGAGTATTTTTGTTAACTATTGTATTATTTGTGTTTGCGACATTCCTTGACGCTATACTAGAAGATGTAACATCACTTGTTATAGGAGCGGAGGACACTGTCTTAGCCTGACTAGTGCCAAATTTGTTTACTAGGTTACCAACTGTAGGAAAGAAGAACTTACCTTGTGTATTATTACCTCTAACTACATCAGTAGCAACTGTTGTTATATCTCTTAAAGCTGTTTTCTTTAGATCTGCGTTTTTAAAAGTTTCTCTTGCTCTAAATGCGTTTAAAGCCGCACCTAAGAAGTTGCCCTTTGATATTTGATCTCCTATACCACCTATAGTGTTAAATAATCCACCTTTTCCTATGATTGTATCTCTACCACCCAAAGCCTGTAATGGGCTTGGTGTTGTGTCGTAGTGTATTATTCCGAAACCTCTAACCTGATCAGAACTTACTGTACCTTCTCCTATGTACCTTACTGCTTCTGGAACAACGGTCATTGTACTTGAAAGGAAATTTTCGCCACTATAGTCATGTTTACCATGATTAAAACTCTGTATCAGTGGATTTTCAATGACATAATGTGTAAAGTTTTTTTGTGAAAAACTGTATACATGAATACGTGAAATAAAATGTCCGTCCGATGCCTGTGTGTACCCCCAGTCCTTAGTGGTTCTATTGTTATATACTGCATACTTAGGATCGTACATAGGATTTTCGTGATCCATGTCTCTAAAGTAATGCTTTAGGTATAATTCATGAAAGTTTTTTACTACATTTAAAGTGTCATCGTGAAATTCTATTGTTATCGGACTGTAGTTTAACTTTGTCTGTACATTAACTTTTCTATTATAAGCGTGTAATGTTTCAGTGTCGTAATTAAAGGATGGCAAAGTAACATTTTTTGCCAGCATACCCAATTCTATATTTTGTTCGTTGCTAAAAGGGTTTAACGCTGGATTTATTTCTATGTTAACATGGAATAGTGCGCCATGTTTAGGGGCCAACGCATAATTATTATCACCAAACATGCGCTGTGCATGTCTTTGATCTCTAATGTGATCAGCAGTAGTTGCGGCATCAGCTAAGTTTAGAAATTGTTTACCTAAACTTTCGTTAAGATCAATACCTGTGCCTGCTTTTACAACAGATGCTGTAGTACTGCCTAGTGCTTTAAGAAAAGAGTTTGCCATACTATTATTTATCCATAAAAAAAGCAGGGTTTTTATACCCTGCTTAATTTATACTGCTTGTGTTACTACGATTAACCTGTAATTGTTTGTCCAATTGTTCTGGCTACTGTTGTACCAATACCAGCACCAAGTGGTGTTTGTATTGCATTGTCAAAACTAATTTGCATCTGGATCTGTACTGGCTCATCACTACCGTATGCCACATCGCCATAGTTGACTTGTGTTAAAAAGCATCCGTATAGTTCCCAAGTTTCTAAGGTTTGAACTTGTTCGCCGTTACCACCATCTAGTATTTCACATCTGGTAATAAACTTGTAGTCAATACCTGATGCCGCACTAGACTGTTCCATAAAATCAAATTGCTTTTGCATTTGTTCGCCGACCAATTTAGCTACGTTACCCTGGACATCATCACGCAAGTTGACAGTTGTAGGTTCCCATGTTGGTCGTCCACCTAAGTAAATTTTTGAGTTGTAAATTGGAATTTCCATACGTGTTTGACTTACGCTTGGTCTTGCGAAATCTACAACTTGTTTTGTTAATTCACTACGTGGAGTCGACACACCAAAGTTTTCAAAGCTCACCCTAAAGCGATACTTTAACTTAGGCATTAATAAGCCTTGTGTACTTGCTGACTGGTCACTAGCTAATGGGACTGTAAATCTGTTTAAACTTGCTACTGACATTTGTTTATCTCCTTGTTAGTAGTATTTACCTATACTACTTGCATTTTTGAGAGCCACCATGGCTCTCAAAATATGCGTACTTTATTATGCTCCTGCAATCTCACCTGTGTTCTTAATTCTAATAGGAACAAAGATGAATTCAGCTGCCTTAATTGGCTCAATAGCAACGTCTACGTATAGTTCGTTTCTATCAATCCTAACTGGCGTGTTGTTTGTTTCATCACATACAACAACATAGTCATTTAAGGCTCTCTTTGCAACCAAGTCGTTACATAACTGCTCAACTAACTGCTTGATTTCGTCTCTTGTTAACTTGTCGTTAGGCTCAAATACGAATGGTTTAGCCAATGTATCTAAGTTCTTTCTCATGTAAACAATTAAACGAGCAACGTTAATTCTGTCAAGTGAACTTGGTGCGTTTGGATCACGTGTTTTCTGACCATATACTAATATACCAACACCTGGTAAGAATGTAATTGGATTAATCTTGTTTTCATAAAGTGTATCTCTTACACCTTCTGTAAGACCTGCCAATATAAATTCACCAGTAGCGGCATCTACGTAACCTAGTTGTGTTGCATTGTCAACTAAACCTCGTTTTGTACCTGCTGGTGCAAACCAAGGGAAGCTCACATCGTCACTTCTAATCATTGTACGTAAAGCCATGTGACTTGGTGGAACAACAATAGTGCTACCAGTTAAGTCTGTGCTTTGTGCTGATGGGTAGTATACGCCAATGTATGGATCATTTACTGTTGCGCCTTGTCCTGCCCATGTACCAGTATTATTGTTGTAGTTACTGATCTCTGTAGCACTTGGAGCTAATCTCATTGGTGTGTCTGCAACAACGAATGCAGTATTACGTCTATCGTTGTTTAGACTTACCATGTTTGCTGTAAGCTCTTCGTAACCAGGGCATGCAATAATGTTGTACACTTGTTGCTCTTCTCTGATCTCTGTATTGCTATCTAATGCTGACTTCATAGCGGCAACAACTGTTTGTCTAACAGCTTTTCTACCCATGTAAGGTGAACCGTCTGACTTATTACCTGCCTTGTTTACCCACGCATCTTTAATAGTTGGTAGGCTACCTGAGAAGTCATCTGCGTTAAAGTAATCATTCTTGAATTCCTTAACTAAGTAACCACTTCTACGTGTATTAAACAACAATGTACCACGTGGATATAAGTTTTCGTCAGGTGCATCTAAGTCTGTGTAGTTAGATGTTAACAAATCTGTAATTAAAGGCAAATCGCCAGTAATTGGATTTGTTGTACCATCTGTATCCCAACGTGCATCTGCAAACACGATACCGTTTTCTGACGTTTGATCACTGTTATCAATCAATGTCCAATCTGCATCTGTAGCATCGTATCTGTAGAGCTTTGGATAGTTCTCTAAATCACTTGAGTCTAACCATAAGTCACCACTTACTAAGGCTGTGCCATCACTCTGAGTTAACGGTTCGCTCGCTGAGACTAAACATCCTTCTGGATCTGTATCTGTTAAGTCGTAACCTCTAGCATCTGTTGAAATTGTTTGATAACCCTTCCAATCAGTACCATCATGAATCATAATATCAATGTCATCTACTGCATTGTAGTACCATAATGTACCGTCTACAGGATCTGCACTAGGTTCTGTCAGACTTGCTGTATAAGTTAATGGTATCCAGTTGCTTACAATCAAGTCAGAGTTATTACCTGCCTTAACATTGCTAAGAGCTGAAGTAATACCTGCTGTTGTTAAAGGTGTACCAACAGTGTTCTTAAGAACTAAAACACCACCACCTGTGTGTGATAAAACAACTTTTCCAGAACTATTCACACTTGCTGTAACATTGCTTAGACCTAATGCTAAAATATCACTAACCATAGATGCCGCATCTGTACCACTAAGTGTAACTGTCTGTGCAGTACTTAATGTTGTACTATTTGCAACACTCTGTTGAATAGTAAATGCGTTTGTAGCAGTTAATGAAGGGTTAGCAACACTACCTGTAACTGTTGTAGCACCGCTGGCTGCTCTCTTATACAATTTATATGTCATTGTGTCATCTTCTACTACATCGTATTGAACATAGACACTACCTGTACCAATATTCTTACCGCCACCAGTAGGATCTAAGTTCTTGTTAGCAGTTTGATCGTTCTCGTAAACTGCCGCACTTAGCGCAGTCCATGTGTCCGATGTGCTACTGTAGTAACTTACATCAAAACTTGCACCAGCATTTGCAGTAGTAGTCTTGTTCCAGACAGACCCTGTAGGTCTAGGATAACCGTCGTTAGCCTTCCACTGTGGTACACTTGTGTGAGCGGACTGTACTAAACTTGGAACATAGTACACGTCAGCTGTAATACCTAAATCTGCTAAAGGTGTGCCTGAGCCATTTGAAATAGTAATTGCACCGTCTGCTGTTGATCCATCTGATGTTGCTAAACTTGTACCGAAAATGTGTAATACGCCTGATGAATTATAGGCTGTAACACCTGTTATTCCAGCACCGTTAATGTCACTGACCAAACTACTTACAGTTGTGCCTGTTAAAGTAACTGTTGTGCCATTAATAATAATTGCTTCACTTGATGTTAAAGTTGGATTGGATTCGGTAGCTTGAATAGTTGGATGTGCTGTTTGCCATCCTGAGCTTCCTACTAGTACCCAGCTGTTATCATATTTTTTATAGTAAATTGGGTTGTTTGTATTAGTGGTAACTACTGCGTAATCACCTATATTTCCAACACTAGTTTTAGGAATACCTGTTGATAGATCAGAAGTACTTGTGATAACGATCGGAGTTTTGTTTGAAAAAGCCTGTGTCGAGCTATTCCATTCAAATATACCCCAAAGCGTATCAGTCAGATCTAACCAATAAGTTCCATTAGTAGGACTTCCAGTAGGACGCACTGTTGTTCCAACTAACTGAGCTGTGTTAACATTTGCTCTAATACAATAAACTCTATTAGACACACCTAAAAGACTGTACGCTGTCATTAATCCATATTCATTAATATCATAACCATGAATAGGTGTACCAGCACTGGTCTTGTAAAATGAAGGTGTACCGAATAGCGTTGTAAGTTCTCTCTGACTAGTTGCGGCAACAAGTTTACCTGCGTTAGCGGCGGTAGTTGCTGATGCTGTAGAGCCAGAGGGATTTAATTTGTCCTGTGCTGTGGCCAAAAGAATTAAAGGAATAGTTCCTAATTGATTTGGCGCATAGTTACTCTCGTCGGTAACTGTTACTTCTACTCCAGGTGAAATTAATGCCATCGTAGTAATCCTCAATAAGTTAATTAGTAGTATTTATTGATTCTAACTAAAATGGTCCTTGTTAATTACCCTTTTAAAGGTATCTATTAAATAAGAGTATGCAACGTAGAATATGTCCGGCCTGTAATAAGAATCAAGTAGCAGTGAACTATAAAAAACAGGGCAAAACTTACTATCGTACACGGTGTGACACCTGTATTAGACGCAATAAAAAAGAGCCATCGAGAATTCCAGCGTGGCACAAAGCAGGCTACAAAAAGAAAAGTCAATGCGAAAAGTGTGGGTTCAAATCCAAAACCAAAGCACAGATTATGGTCTGGCATGTAGATGGTGATTTGGGAAACAATAATAAAACTAATCTTATTAGTGTATGCCTAAACTGTGGTGTAGAAGTAAGTGATATGAAACTAGGATGGCGTCCTAGCGATGTGTTACCAGATTTCTAACGACTTCATAGAGTTCGTCTATGCTTCCACTATTACGTATTGTGTAGTCAAATTTTTGACCTGCCCATGCCCATTCGCTTATGTGAACTTTATAGTAGTTTTTCATTAGGTCAAGTGCTTCCTTGTCTCCCCCGTTAGCCTGACTAGCGACCTCGTACCACTCAGGTTCAGGACCTCGTATAACACGCAGTACTTTGCCGCCTAAACCTTTAATCATTTTAATCTCGTTAGGGAATCTACAGTCTGTAATCACTGAGTCATCTTTAC